GGAGTGGTTGTGCCATAGTCTACTCGCACCCTTGTGCGGTAGTCTGTGTCTGTTCTAAATAGTTCTGATTCTTCGTCAAAGTAAGGGCCATCGCTACCTTCAAATATAATCTTATCCACCACATTGCTGCTGTTCAATCCATTGAATCTATCAATGGCAGAGCGTATCTTATTGTTGATGTCAATAGCTGTGTCTACTTCTTTGCCGTAGCAGCTTATCTGAAAGTAAACTACATCCAACTTGCTTGCGCCATCTTTGGTGTCAGTTGGCTCTGTATTGTAGATGTCATAAACAACGTAAGGCTTGCTACCCTTCTGTGGTGCATTGGCAGGGAAGCAGCGTGTGCTGATGAGTGCTACCAGATCAGCATCGTTGGTTATTAAGTTATATATCGTCTTTGCTATGTTCATGTCGTTCTTTGGCTGATTTACTATTGTGGCAGCTATGGCATAAACTCTGTAAGTTGTCAGGGTCTAATCTCTCACCGCCTAATCTTATCGGCTGTATGTGGTCAACCACATTTGCCTTAACCATATACCCCTTCTTGTAGCATATCTCACAAGCAGGGTTGTTGTGAATGTAGCTTGCTCTGCACTTGCGCCATGCGGTGCTATGATAAAACTCTGCATTTGCATCGCTTGACCATTGCTTTGGCTGCTCTGCCTTTGGCTTCTGTGTCCAGAAGAAGTCTTTGCCTTTGCTATTTTCCCAATGCTTTCTCATTAGTTCACCGATTGTATCGTTATCTTCACTCTTGTCCACTCGATATTGTCTGTGTTGGTGTAGTTGGCCAAGTACAAACCAAACGAAGTGCCTGACGATACTTCAATAATTCCATGCGTACTTATCGTCAAGTCTGGGTCAGATGATACAACAACCCTTGTTATCGTGTCTGTTTGTGCGCTGCCATTTACGCCAAATGCCATGCGTATGTCGTATGATGATTCGGCTGGAAGAGTTATGCTATCAATTTCTAATTGACCTTGCACCACAAATCGCTTGGTGCTGCCTGTGTTGTTGGTAAATAGGTGTGTGGTGTTGTTGTAGCTAATGTTGCTTGAACCATAAGTAGTGTTGAAACTGCCTGTGTTCACCACATAGAAAGTGCTGCTTGCTGTTATCGGCAACACATCACTACCTGTGTCAGCGCCATAGTAGTACTCTATCGCTGGCGCTATATCAGTATAAGTGTTGCCGTTTATCTGTATCTCATCTGTGCGTATTGATGGAGAGCAAAAGCCATCACTACCCTTGCGTAGTATTACTGCATCTGGTGGGATGTTGTTTGCAAGCGTTACGCTGCTGAATGAGATGGATGTATCTGTGGCATCTACATCTGCCGTGAGCGTTACCTCTTCAAGCAGTTCTAATGTGTCAGGGTTGAGTATCAGCAGTTCATCGCCATTCTTAAATAAACTCTCCGTTGCGCTGTTGATGGTGAGCGTTGTTAGCGCATCACCATAACTACCACCGCTACCGCCTATTGTTTCGCCATAGAACACATCTTTGACATCTCCGTAATGATCCCATTGTGTAGGGCCTTGCTGAAATGGCCTAACCCTGTCATCCCCATCATATGTCCAACCTCTGCCATTATCTCTGTCAGGGTTGCCAACCGTTCCTAATTCTGGACTACTCTGCCACCATTGGCAGTTCCATTCATCGTTCTTAGCATCGAACGTGCCGCCATTGAACACATAGTAGTTGCTATCGTATTCAAAGGTCTTATATGGCTCGTATGAGCCTGTGATAGCACCTTCATAGACTTGGATGGGATAGATTTGCAATGACATTGCATCTTGGGCAATGGTTTCACTTATTACCCTGTCTGTGCTATGGCCGCTATCAACAGCCGTTACATCCACATAGGTTGTGGTTGTGGTGTTTAGCTGAAAGCTATTTTGATTTGTAACCAATCCAAAATCATCAAGCAAGTAGTCTGGGTGGTTGTAGGTTGTGTTATTCTCGTAGTCGGTGATGGTAGGGTTGGGCGTTACAATTTTGCTGCGCCTTATTACATCATCTCCTGAGAAATAAGTAATATCAAATGCTTCTATTTCACCTTTGAGCAACACAGGAGTCATTGAATATGATGTGCCTGTGTTCTTGTCAATGATATCGTAAGTTACATCTACATCTACATCTGTTGCCGAGAATGGTATCTCTGGCGTTTCAAAAAGGATGAACTGATCGTCATGACCACCGTTTAAGTCTCTATCAATGTACACGCTATGACTTGTATCGGTGGTTGTCCAAGATAAGTTAGTGCCATTGTTCACACCATTATCCCAAAGTCGATAGCTGCCAGCTATCACCTTCGTGCGTACACGCAAGAAGTATTTATTGGATATATTTACAAGTGGATGGAATCGATTGATGCGGATAGAGTACATTATTCTAAGTCGATTGCCTGTTCCTGTGCCGCCTTTTATTATGCCAATATTGGTAACCTCGTTAATCGGGCAATATGCTGGCTCTAATTTCTTCGTAGCATATGTGTTCTGAATATCACGATACGCAAAGTAAAGATCAGGCACTTTGATTTCCACCTTCTGCAATCCTTGAAAGTAGCTGAACTTACCACCGCTCAACACCTCTACGTCTGTACCTACCGCTGCATTTCTTGCTACTGTTGTGGCTGATGATTGCCACCACTTCCAAGGGCTGCTACTTACAGGTGTGTTGCCTTTGTAGTAAGTGTATCTGGTGGCTGCATTTGCGCCACTCATACCCATGACTTGTTGCAACCAATATCTACCATCTGAATGAATCAACCGCATATTCAAGTGCGTTAGGATAATCTCCAAACATTCATAGGCACTCTTTGGCTCGTCACTTATTCTTGACTCTTCATCTTTTCTGTCCAAGAACAATAGTCTTGGGACTGACAATCTATCAAGCCAATCTGTGTAGCTTGTGTTCAAAGCCCAATGTGGCTCGAATTCTATGTATGGGTCTGATGCACCCCAGAACTGATCTAATTCATTAATTGAAAGCAAGTCGAGCAACACTTCAAACACTTGCTTAGTGTCTGTCATCTCCTCTGCAATACTTGGTAGGATGCCATCGTAGTTCATATCACGAAGTCTGCCCAAGCCATCTATGGCATCTATCGTTAGTTCACGACCCGTGTTCTCGTTACCCCACGATAAGCTATCGCCTGTAATGTTGCCCACCCAATAAAGGCTGCTGTCTTTGTATATGACCAATGCGAATTCATGCTCATTTGCACCTTTCAGATCATTGATGAATCCTGTGTAGAACGCATCATCTTCACGCCAAATAAGATTGAGCCTACAACTGCTGCCCTTTATGTTGGCTAATGGCGCATCGCCATTGCCATTGTAAGTTATCTGAAAGCCATTACCTGATGCTGTATTGATGGCAGCTGCATAGTCACTATCGTGAATGTCGCATTGCCATTGTACGCCATCAAATTCGCTTGTGAACTCGTATCTTATTCTTACTCCCATTACCCTCTTCTATTTCTTAACCTTTGATTTCTGTCATTAACTAACACCAAGTCATAGCCATCTATCCTTGTTTCAAAGTTGTAACCCATTCCACCTGATTGAGCAGGCACTCCTGCGCTTGATGGCTGACCTGTTTGTGCCATGTTCTTTGCTGCGCCACTAATTGCACCACCGATCAAAGATAATGCAACACCAGCGGCAATAAGTGCAGGGGCGTTGGCTGGCACTAAGAGTGTCTTAAAGAACTCCAATGCTGCTATACCATAACTGATAAACATACCACCTATCTGCTTGAAGAATCTACCCATTGCTTCAAGTGTCTGCTGACCGAATGACTTAAAGCTATCTCCACCAGCCACCATAGCTTCACCGATAGCACCAAAGAAGTCCACTGCAATGGTTGTTACCAACCCTTCAAGCATAGACCTTACATTCTCGGTCATCTCCTCAATGCCTTTCTGAAACTCTGACAATGGTGGCTTGCCTGTAAGTCCTGAATCTATTGTGGCTAACGTTTCTGGTATTTGTGATAAATTGTCATTCATCACATTGATAGCAAATGCCGTATCTAATGCCTGTACCTGTGCCTTGCTTAACCCTTGACTCTCTAACTCGCTTATTGCTTTGTTGGATTTCTTGGCAATACTTATCTGCTCTTGTAAAGAAAGTGGGTCTGGTGTTGTGGGTGGTGTTGGCGTAGTGCCGCCACCTCCACTTGTTTTATTGAGTGCATCTAAATCCCTGTTTAGAAGAAGAAGCATATTGGTGTAATATACTTGCATCTTCATCCTTCTCAAATTTTCTTTTGGGTTTGCTGATCCCTCTTGCACTTTGGCCAACCTCTCCTTAATCTCGCCTATCTTCTTTTCATAGCCAAGCCTTTTTTGCGCCAAATTCAACTGCACTACTGCATTCTTCTGCCCTTCGGCAAAATTTCTTGCATCAAATGCAGCAGAACTTTCCATTGCTCTAATCACATTCGGGTCAACTTGTGCAGTAATACCAATGCCATACTTGCTGATGTTCTTGTTTAGTTTTGAAAAGCCTTTCTCAAACCTCTCTACAAGTGGCAATAATCTCTCACCAAGCTGTCTTTTGATTTTGTCAAAATGAATTCCCATTTTAACGGTAGCATCCGCAGTTGCTTCTGCTGTGCCACCTACTTGCGTTTCAATGGCTTTCAAAATCATATCTTGCGCTTCCAAAATCTTGTTTGATTCTACAAGCGTTCTTATTTTATCTTTCTCTTGCTCTGTGAACGTAATACCTGACCTTGACAGCGCACTTATACCCTTAATAGGGTCGTTCAACGCTTTACCAAGCTGTACTGCGTTATCTGTTGCTGTTCCAAAGCCAGCAGCAGCCATGTCGATGGTTATCTGTGTTGCTCTATTAAATGCGCCACCTAACTCGCCAGCAGTTTTCGCTAATTCTTTAAAGGTAAGAAGTTTGGCTTGCGTTGCCATGATAACATTCCGATCTGTGGCAAACAGCGCCTCATTGTCTATGGCGTATTGCTTTATCGCATCTGTAACCTTTGTTGTTTGATCGCCAAATAAGCCCATTGATTTGGCGATGCTGTCAATCCTTGCTTTCGCTGTTTTTGTTTCTTCGGCAAGAAGGGTGGCAGATGAAGCAAAGCTGACTAACGACCTAACCGCAAATGCTCCTGCAATAACGCCCCCCAAACCGCCAAAAGAACGTTTGATTTTGTTAACGTTCTTTGACATTTTGCCCATATGACCTTGTATCTGCTGAACTCCTGTGGCAACGCCTCTGGTGTCAAGTCCAGCTTTAAGGTTGATAGTATTTGGATTAAATCCTGCCATTTAATTCTTTGTTCATTCGTTTTACCAAAAACTGCTTCGCCTTCTTGCTCATACCCATGTTTGTCCTAACGTTTGCTCGCCTCTTCGCTCTCTCTCTAAACCCAGCGCTTGATGATGCCCCTTTGTTTGGCTTTCCTCGCTGCCTTCCTGCTACACCGCTATCTACCCACGCACCATAATATCCATCTGTAACGCTCTTGCCTTGTGATAACCTTGCTTGTAGTTCTCCATATTTGTGTTTTTTGAAACCAATACTAAACTCTACCACCATTGGATGCTTCTGCTTCTTCTTGTATATGCGTAGTGACCTACGCAAGTTGCCAGACCTAAATCCATACGCTTTTGTCCTGCCTTTTCTTCCTGACTTCGGCACTAATGGCTTGTACACATTCTTGATGTCGTTTGCGCCCTGCCTTACAATGGCAGTAGCACCACTCATCAACCCCCTGTAATCTTTCTTCTGCAAGTAGGCAATATAGTCATCTATGTCGCTTGTATCTATGTTAAATGTTTGCTTTGCCACCTTTAATATGCTTCGGAAATATCTTGTCCATTGTCTTTCTATCCAACTTCACAATGGGCTTCTTCTCCCACTCAAACCTAACTACATCTGTTAGCTTTAACCGCTTGTTCTTTCCTTGATGCGGAACTAAGCTGTAATAAGCTACAAACCTCGCCTGCTCCCACCCATTCTTGTACACCCTTTCTTCCTTCTTGAAGTAAGCGGTTGTTATCTCTGCAAACTCTTCAAAGGTAAGATCGTAAAATTCTTCAACCCCTAACCCAATTTCACCTACCGCAACGCCAAGCAAGTGAACTACATCTACCCTTTGGGCAGGGGAATTTACTCCCCCTGTCCGCTGGGTGCTATCTGCTCAACTATGCTACTCAACTCGTCTAACTCAACCCCATCTACTATGTCATCCATAGTCAATGGGCAGTCCTTCTTCTCTGCGATTGCCGCAGCGTGAACGCAAGCATACACCAATGATGCCATGTCCGTAATGGTTGACACTTGACTGATGTCCTTGCCTGTTTGTTCCTCAAATGTTTTGGCCGCTCGTATGTTGAGTTTAGCCTTGTAGCTGTTGCCGTTGATTGTGATTTGCTTCATAACTATTTACTTTAAGATACTGTGAACTCGCTAATTGTACCTGTGCCTTGAAGAGATACGCTAAATGTTTCGCTATCTTCGGTAGGTGCTGATCTGCTAAGTGAAGTGATGTATGCACTTCCCTTGTAACGCTTATCACCTGTTACCCCTGATGAGAAAGCTACTATCACTTGTCTTCTGTTTGTCCACTCGGTGAACAAGTCAGTAAAGCCAAATGCAGCATCTTCTGCGAAGTAGCCATCTGCGCTCATTGTCCATGACTTTTGCCCTTCAAGTACATCTTGCCATCCACTACTGTCTTTGGTTGATGCATCTCTTGTTGCCATTTCTGCGCTGAACTCTGTGTTTGTTAGTTCTGCGACTTTTGTTAACCCCCCACCATTTGCCTCTACATAGAGTGCTGTGAGAGTACCGTTATTGATTCCTTGCGAACTCATTTTTTACTTGTTTAAACCTTTACTTTTGTTATTAAAATCGTTTTATCACTCCTTCCATATTTCAATACCCCTTCTATCTCAAATATCTGACTATCGTAGCTGAT